ACGCTTATCATTGTCATTGTATGACCAGTTAAACTCGGAAACTGACTTGCAAAAGCGAATGTCTTTGATAACCTCTTTGCCGTATTCCTCAATCATTTCTTTCTTAGTCTTAGGGTATAGCTGGAAGCAGTATTGCCCATCGCCCTTGTGGCTTTCTCTTGCTAACGGATCGAAACCGGTTAATGTCGGGTCAAAGACAGGCCGTGTAATGATTTTCTTTTGGAACGACATTTCACTGGCCCAGTCGATCATAATCTCGACCACAGAGTAGCCACCCCCCAGACACTGCTTGAGTACCTTAGATTGGAAACCATCGTTAGCCGAATCAAGGATAGCCTCACGCATGTGCGCCTCTAACACCTTGATCATCTCAAGGAATTCAGGCGTCATTTTCTCAATAGGCATCCCGTCATCTGCGTGTACCGTGATGGACGGCTCTTGCTTGGCGAATTCCCCTATTTGCCGATTGACGATAGACTCAAGCACGTTAAATTCAATGGGAGGCTTCTTGATGGTCTCTAGGGTGCCTCTGTCTCGGCTTGTAAGGGAAGTACTAAATACGAACTGCATGAACTCGTGATAGCGGTCACCGTTGGCCCTAAAGTACTGATAGGAGGTCTCTACGTGCTCTTTGATTTCGTCTAGTCTGCTTAGGTGCTTATCGGACAAATCCATTTGCCTCATCTCCAATTATTGACGCGTGACCTCAACTTGTTGCTAAAGGCATCCGCTATTGCTTGGCTTATGCCAGCGGTCTTATTCTCAATATACGCAGCGCTAAAAGTCTTATCTATTAGGGCTAACTTGATCGAATCGTATGCTGCGTCACAAATATCATCGTGAGCGTGCGATCCAGAGGCTGTAATCTTCAGCATATGATTAATGCAAGTCTGGACGTGTTTAGCCCCACGCGTAAAACTAACCAGCTTACTGGCAATTATAGGCTGCATCTCAAGATATCGTTCAGTCTTGCAACCAGAAGCCTTGGTACGCTTAATCTCTCGTATCTGTAAGCCTCTCATATCCTCTAAGATACTGCAAAGCGTGACCCCTGTAGATTTCTTCTCTATGGCAGCTACAAGAGGTTTGACAGGGTGTAACATGCAGTCTTGGTAAAAGCTCATGAACTCTGGCTTCAAGTCTTTGGGCTCTACCCGAATCTCCCAGCAATCCAGCCAATGGAGCCCAAGCTGTCCGGTCTCTATTCCAGCTTCCTTGATTTTATATAAGCCCCAAAAACAAAAAGCCGACGCATCATTATAGCTTTTTGATGTCTCTGCTGTGTCAGCGGTTATGAACGTAAGCAGCATGTCAGGCTCTTCATCCAGCAAAACGAAATCTTTCTCTTTGAAGAGAGCCCCGCCTGAGGGCACTGGATTTTGCTGGTATTGGCTAGCAAAGACGTAAGGGTTTTTCTCTTTTTTCTCAAGTAATTGACTGAGTGGGTTAACTTCAGGGTAAAGGGCGTTCCCAGCTCCATCCAGCGCCTGCAAAACGACTGAACGCCATTGACGCTCATCATTTCCAGATAACATATAGGCCGGTAAGTCTTCTTCATGCAGGCGCTGTCCTATGTATATGATCGGTACATTTGGCGCTCTGGGGCGTTGTAGGATAGTTTCTCGGTAGTTCTGTATTACACGTTCTCTGACTGTGGTTGAATGCGTTTCGTCTGGTTTATGTAAGTCATCACAGTTACTTACCAATATAGGTTGTAGCAACCCAGCAAATAGGTTATGATTGCCTTCAACTGTTACACAATAGGTTTTATCAACATGAGCGATTTTTCTAATGAAGAGTGGAGAGTGATTCCAGGTTGCGGTGGTTTCTATAGCGTTTCTAGCTTTGGTAGAGTTAGAAGTGAGGATAGGAAGATCATTAGATCCGATGGGAAAAAGAAGACTTTTAAAGGAATTCTCCTGAGCGGATCTGGTGGAGGAAAATATTACCAAACCGTGGTTATTGCTATTTCTGGCACCAAGACAACTCGGTATATTCATGACTTGGTAACAGAGACATTCCTGGGGCCAAAGCCAAAGGGGAAGGAAGTCAGGCATCTTGACGGAAATAAGCATAACAATTTTGTCGGCAATCTTTGTTATGGAACAAAATCTGAAAATGCGCGAGACACTGTTAATCACGGAAACTGTAGCTTTACAGGCAAACGATTTTCTCAAAAAATTCCAGAAGAAGAGGTTATTGCTATCTGCAAGGCCGGAAGAACCGGCAGAGCAGGAGCCGATACTCTTGGAAGAAAATATGGCGTTCATCCCAACACTATCTGGAGTATTTGGCGCGGTAAGATATGGAAAGAGCTTACGGAGGGGATACGCCCAGATAAAGAGGTTAAAAAGTTTGATAAACTTACTGAGTCTGAAAAAACACTCTTGCTTGACAGAAACAATAGCGACCAGTATTTGTGTCGTCAGCTTTGTGTGACACGAAGTACTTTGTGGCAATGGAGAAAGAAGCTCATCGGTGACAAGTAGATTTCTTGCCTCTATCCACCCTCGGTTATCTGTCCAAATATTATGATCGGGAGTGCATCTCAACAAAGCACCGTTAGCCATTCCGATTTCTATTATTTCACTTCCAGGATTCTCAAACCATCTCGTAATTGGCTTAAGCTCTATTTTTTTCGTCTTTAAATTCATAGAGTATAAATTTATTCGCTTCTTTTGCGTTACAATATCTCCAATCTTCATTTCTCCAGTTTCAGTATGAATAACCTCATCATAAGGGAAGCACACTACAGCGCCAGTAAATCTATCCTGGCCGGGCATCCCGCCGTCAGAGCCAGTAACCGGCCCCGAAGAAGAGAACGCCTTCACGCTCCCCCCAGCCGTGGTCATGAAGTGATCTTTTGCCTTCATATCTTGTCGTATCTTAATGTCAAAAAGTTGCTGATAATGACTACATTGAATGATTCGTCTAATGAACTCTGTGTGTTTGGTGGCCAACTCATGCCCGAATGCAATGTAAAGGTATTGGCTGTCCGGATACCGGCTCATCGTCCAAGCTATCCACATAGAAACCAGCACCGATTTACCATGCCCTGGAGGAACGTTTATTAGCAAGCTATTTGTCTGAAGTCTCGAAACCCCGGTAAGCTCTCGACATATCGTAATGAAATGGCTTTCCCTCCCTACAGGGTTTGAGATAGCAAAAGGTCTGCCTGTCACCAAGGGAAAGAATGTCTTAATGAACAGCAGGAAGCTGCCCCAGAGTTCCGCCTTAAGCTCTTCTATATCATCCATGGGCTTGGCGTCTCCATCAAGCCAATCAGCTCGGCTAAGTCATGCTTGAGCGTTTCCTTGTTTAGCGTGTCGAAGTAAGCCAACGAACCGCAGCAATACGTTACATCGTAGTCACCGCAGCGCATCTTGAACAGGTCTTTGCTGGCGTGACAGTCCACGCAACATTTCGAGGGAATGAGTCCGTGCTCACTGAGATAGGTGCAGGTAATTGGAATCACAAAAAAATCCTTTTTCTTGATATCTTTGATATGATATAGCAAATCATGAGGGGGTAGATAGTGATGAATTCCAAATACAAAAAGTTACTCGCCATCTACAGCAAAATCCCTTCCATAGCCTGCAAGGGCTTATGCCATGAGTCCTGCACGATTGCGCCATCCGCTAAGATAGAGATTCGCAGAGCAAAGGAAGCATACGCTGGCGTTAAGCTTTTTAGTCAGTCCGATGTAATGAATAAGCTAGGCGATGTTCTGGGATCCGAAATACCTGTATGCAAAATGCTGAAGGATGGACGCTGCACAATCTATCGGGTACGTCCAGCGATATGCCGTATGTATGGCGTGGCAAAAGGGCTTGAATGCATGTTTGGATGCGTGCCGGATAGGTATTTGAGTAGGGATGAAGCTAATGCAATATTTGAGGAGATTGGTGCGTTATGAATGAGTTTAAAATGGTTACAAGCTATTCATCAAATGAAGAGCTTGAGACTGAGGTCTCTCGCCTCTTAAATGAGGGATGGGAACTAGCTGGCTCTATAACTGATGATGGTAACTTCTTTATACAGCCAATGGTTAAGTATGCGTTTCCAAAGCCTCAATTTCCCATGGTGATGGGGCATTGCTATAAATGTTGTACTAACAACATTCCAGGTAATTATAATGCGTTTAGAGGGCCAACATGTTAGGGGATATATCATGACAGTGTCTGAGCTTATCGAAGAGCTTAAAAAGTACCCTCAGGACTCAGTAGAAGAATTGATTGCGTGGGCAAGCAGAAGGCTCGTAGATATCACGGCTAACGTGGTCTCTCACGAGCTGAGACGTCGGGACGAGATATGCCGAAAACTATTAGATGGGATTATTGATGAAGACTAGAGACAAATGGCCGAACACATGCTGCGAGTTACGGGGTGAAGACGGCGGGATGTTCCGCATCCCATTCGAGGGCAGAGTCCTGTTGGTGATAGTAAGTAATGGAGCTGGCTGGGATCATGCCAGTGTATCCCTGCCTAATCGCTGCCCAAACTGGCGCGAAATGTGTTATATCAAAGACCTGTTTTGGAGTGATGATGAGGTGGTTATACAATATCATCCAGCCAAAGACCAATACATTAACAATCATCAATATTGCTTACATATGTGGAAGCCGCAAGATGTAGAGGTACCAATACCGCCTAAGATAATGGTGGGAATTTAACAGAGGGAGAAGGGAATGAAAAATCAAAAGCTTAAAGACGATATGCCGGACGCATTAAAAGTCCACTTACTGGCGCTGAACCAGCTAGACATACGCAAGGCAGCAGAAAAGGAAAATCCAGATAAGTACCACAGGCATTACCAGCCTATCGAAGACCATATCATGCGCCAGCTTAAGACGTGGAATTTTAACGTGAGGCGCTGATGAGAGCGCTCATATACATAGAGCATGGGGTAGCTAGCCGAGCCTTAGATAAGGTGTCGGCTATCCTCGTAGACAATGAGGCGCACAGCTATCTAGAGTCTGTCCTGATTAGCGACCTGAAGTCAGAGATTAAGTTAAGTGCAAAGGAAGCGCATGAGCTTTATAGCGCACTGGCATATGTTTTAGGGAAAAAGGAAAACAAACCATGGCCCACATAATACACTTTCAAACACTAAAATTTATATTTCCAAACAAAGAAGAGGCCCACAAGTTCTTTGATGAGCTGGTGGAAATGGGAAAAGAAGACGAACACGAAATGAAAGTAGACGTGAATGTATGCCATGACAGGAAGGCCACAGAGGTCTATTACGTTGATAAATTCAACCTAATAAATATATGCGATAGACCAATTTAGTAGTCTCGCTCCTTACTCTTATGTAGCGCCACAAGCTCTTTCAGCTCAGCTACAGTGCGATTTAAGCCTAGGTGGTTACAGTCCTCTAGCTCTATGGTGTCTCGGTACTTAAAGCGATTCTTCATCGTGATTAACCATATTTTATCGGAGCCTTTGACTGCGCCTTTAGCCATCTCCTGCCCTAGGTTTTCCCACCATGACTCAGACGCTGTTTTACCGCGCTTCACTGCCTCACCGAATTCTGGGTACTTCTTCATCCAGTCGTAAAATGTGTCTTTACATACGTCGAGCTTGTGCGCTATTTGCGCGTCGGATTCCCCATGCACATACCATATTTGTACCTGTTCACACATTTCTACGCGGTACTTTGGGTTCTTCCAACTATGCGGGATAACTTTAGGAGTCGAAGATTCTTGCCCTATTTTACAGGCTTTAGGCGCTTTTCTTTTTGCGATTCCAGGTTTTGGTTTTACCGTTACTTTGGACTTTGGTTTTAACTTCGT